CCCGACACACTTTCCTACATGCCCATCGTCGCCGATTCGGACGGCGGTGAGTTTTAGGACTAACCCCGCAGATACAACAACCCCCCTAAATAATATATGGCAAACTTAAGAATTAAACGGCGCTTGACCGGCGCAGCCGGAGCCCCCTCCAGCTTGCTTTCGGGCGAGCCAGCATACAACAAAGTTGACGGCATCCTCTACATTGGCGACGGCTCTGCCGTAGTGCCAATCGGTGGTGCTCATTACGCGACCGCAGCAGCCCTCGCCAGCGAGAGCAGCGCACGCACATCGGCAGTCTCAGCAGAGGCTTCCCGTGCGACCGCAGCGGAATCGGCCCTCGGAACACGCATCGACAATGTTCTTTCGAATGTTGACGGCGCAGCCCTCGACTCCCTCACAGAAGTCGTAACTGCATTCCAAGGTGCTGACAGCACTCTCAATGGTGCTATCACCTCCCTCGCCACCAGCGCTTCCAGCGCATTGACCTCTGAGGTCAATCGTGCGACTGCCGCTGAAGGTGTCATCGCCGCGAACCTCGCGACAGAAATCACCGACCGCGCATCAGCGATCACGACGGTCCAAGGTAATATCAACACCGTTGCAGCCAATCTCGCCACCGAGACCAGCGCCCGCACCAGTGCTGATTCCACATTGACATCGAACCTCTCGAGCGAAATCTCGCGTGCCACCGCCGCAGAAGGCGTTGTAGCCGCGAATTTGGCAACAGAAATCACCGACCGCGCATCTGCCGTGTCCGCAGTGACCAGCTCGCTGAACAGCGAGATTTCACGCGCCACAGCAGCCGAAGGTGCTCTCGATTCGCGTCTCGACTCGATTGAAGCCGAAATCGACGGCGGCTCGTTCTAAGACCCTCCCCCTCCGTGCGGTGGTGCGGCTCGTCCGCGCTACCGCTACGGAGCCCCTTTTTTTATGCATAAATATTAAACCATGCCCACCTTACTGACCAAGCGGACATCCGTCGCAGGCCGAGTGCCGACCGCCCAGCAACTCGCTGTGGGGGAGTTGGCCATTAACCTCGCCGACCGCCGTCTGTACAGCAAGGACACGGCGGGATCTGTCTTCCGCCTCGCCCGACCCCGCGACCCGAGCGACTACTTGTCTCTCAGCGCGACCGACGGCACCACCCTCTACATCGGCCGACTCGCCTGGGACGACTACCCCGCCACCGGCCCAGCAGAGGACTCCACCGCTTGGACTATCTACCGCATCACCTCCAATGCGGCGGGCGATGTCACCGCGACCGCCTCGGCAGTCGGGGCTTTTTCAAACAAACAAAACCTCACCTACGCTTAATCCATATGAACGCATCCACTCCCATCACCATCGACGGCAAACAATACGATAAATTCTCGCTCAACTTGGCCATATCGGGCCGTTATCTGTGCGACGGTTCTTCAGACGCAAATGTCGCCATGCGTCTGGTTCCGACCCGTATTGAAAACGGCGAAGTCATCACCGCCGACGAAGCCGCAATCGGCATCGCTCTCGGCTCACTGGCAGGATCAGACGCCGCCACGCTGCAAGCCGTGGGCGCGATCCAAGCCGCACTCCAAGCCTACATCACCGCGAAAGGACTCTAAGCCATGGCACTCATACTTTCTGCCGCCAGCGGCAACTTTAACGCAACCGCAACTTGGGTTGGCGGCGTTGTGCCTACGGTTGGCGACGAGGCTCGGGCCTCAACGGGTCACACGATCACCATCACTGCCAATGCGAATTGTGACTTAATAAGCAATCTAGGAACAGGGAATTTTGTAATATCAAACGGCGTCACCCTTACAGCCAACATCACATCCGGCAGCTCCACTACAAACACTTATGTATTGCGCTTTTTGGAGGCATCACCCGCTGTCGCTTATGTTGTTGGAAATGTAGTTTATGCGACAACAAATTCCGCCAGCGGCATAAATAATGCGGGAACAGGCACGCTTTCACTGACAGGAAATGTATCCCCCGGCGGGCTTGGTAGTAGTGCATTTGGGGTAAATAATACCAGCTCCGGTGTGATACTTATAACGGGCAACTGCACAGGAGCCACATGGACTAACTCGTTATGCGTCAATAATAATAGCATAGGCTCTATAACAATTACCGGAAATGTGATCGGTGGGAATAATGTAGGCTCCCCAGGAGTGAATAATGCCACCACAGGGCCTGTAACAATTGTTGGGAATGTCAGTGGAGGGACAGTTAGCCCCGGACTTTTAAATAATAGCACCGGGACGATCACTCTAACAGGCGAACTTACAGCTTCCACAGCAGCTCATGCTGTTACATCAACAAATGCCAGTTCCGTTGTTCGTGTGTCCGGCTCGTTTATCTATGCGTCAAATGGACTCGTGCCTGTCAACACGACAAAATTTATTTTGCTAACCACCCCCACCGCTGCACGCACCCGCTACGCGCTCAACGGAACGGGCACCTTTGTCGATATGTTTACCGCCGACAACACCGGCCTCGGCCCAGCGACCAACGATGTCCGCAGCGGAGTCACCTACAGCGGAATGACAGGCTCACTCGCAGTGCCATTGCCGAGTCAAGTGGCGGTCGGTGTCGCCACAGACGACACGGTTGGAACAGCAGCACTCACGCCTGCTGATGTTCGCGCTGCCCTCGGCCTTACTTCAGCCAACCTCGACACGCAACTGAGCGTATTGTCGAACCTTGATGCCGCTGTATCCAGCCGCCTCGCGCCAAGCGGAACGCTTGCCACAGTCACAACCCTCACTAATTCTCCGAACGTACCGAGTGCAGCGGCTATCGCCGACGAAGTGCGTGTTGAGCTTGCCACCGAACTCGCCCGCATCGACGCCCCTGTCAGCGGAGCGACGGCCCCTTCCGCCGCCACCGTCGCCACCGCCGTTCGCAGCGAGTTGGCTACCGAGCTCGCTCGGGTGGACGTAGCGACAAGCACACGGCTCGCGGGCAGCGCCTACACCGCACCTAGCGCCGCGCCAACGGTTGCGGCGATCCGAACCGAGATGGACAGCAACTCGACCAAACTCGCCAATCTCGACGCCACGGTATCGAGCAGACTCGCCACATCGGGCTACACAGCCCCGACAACACCTCCGACCGCCGCTGCCAATGCGACTGCTGTCCGCACAGAGCTCGCCACCGAGCTGGCTCGAGTGGACGTGGCGACAAGCACCCGTCTCGCTGGCAGCGCCTACACAGCCCCAAGCAACTCGGATGTCATCGCCATCAAAGCCAAAACGGATCTACTCGAGACAACCAGACTCGCGCAGTGCAGCACGGTCGCAACCACGGGCGCTCAAATCGCGGCCGCCCTGAGCTAATATGGACCACCACCACTACACTGCCACCGTCACCGGACTGCTCGCCACGGCGAGCGGGCTCGGTGTGTCGCTGTTGCCGGAGATCGAGGCGTGGCTTCGCATCTTGTCTCTCGTCATCGGCTGCGCGGTTGGCGTGGTCTCGTTCTTGGTCATCGTCCGCAAGTGGGACGTGCCGCCCGAGGAATGAATTAAACTTAAAACTTTAACCTTAAAACTCCCCACCCATGAACACACTACTCCAACGCTTAAAGGAACCGTCCACCTTTCGCGGGCTGGCGATACTCGCAGGACTCTGCGGCTACGCCATCGAACCCGCTCAACTTAACGCGATCTCTAGCGCCGTGATCGCAGTGCTCGGACTCATCGAGGTATTCCGAAATGAGCCCAAAATCTAACGCTCTCATCATTATCCTGTCGGTCTTCGCTGGCTTCCTGACCCTGCTTCTAAGCGGGTGCTCGGGTATGCGAGCGCCGCAAGTGTGTATCCGTAGCGACTACGGCACCCTGTGTTATGAGCTACCGCTACCGACATCTTCCAAATGATTGACCTCATCCGCCGCGCTGAGGACACAGAGGCTTAAAACTTAATTCTTAAAACTTAAAACTTCTGATGCTCCCCCCGTCCCGCCCCCAGCAAGCGAAGTCGAAGACGCAAGCCCTGCTCGCCAAGGCTCGCGTGGATGATGCTGTCGCGCTGGTGGGGATTCGCGGCTACTACCGAGACACGATGGGCGTGGTTGGACAGAATGACCGTGGCATCTACGACGACGCCATTTTCCTTGTCTCGCGAAATGCCTATGCGGCTTTCAATGCGAATACCGACCCGAGCGTGAAGCGCAAGGGCATCGCTGTATTGAAGACCGGCGTTCATCGCTACCGCAAGGGCAAGCACGGCCTCAGCAAGCCAGGTGGCGGCTATCCCGCGCTGCGCCCAGCGAATCCCGCAGAGGAACTCCCTGTGACCCGCGACGGCGAGGGCGACAGCATGGGTGTGGCGATCAACATCCATCGCGGGAGCTACAGCACGACGAGCAGCCTTGGTTGCCAGACGATCCACCCGAGCCAGTGGGAATCTTTTATTGCGCTGGTGTACTCCGAAATGGACCGCGCCGGTCAGAAGACAATCCCGTATCTTTTGGCGAGCACTTGACATGCTCCCGCATACTTAAAACTAGATGCCTGACGACGCCACCATAGTAGAAGGAGATGCCGGATTTATCGGCATGGCGTCGCGCCTCAACCCGCTCCAGCTCCAGCCTGGCATGGTGCAGCGGTGCGAGAATATGCGGCTGGACCGAGGCGTAGCGCAGACGCGCAAGGGCGCGAAGCGGCTGGCGGACGATATATCGGCAGGGGTTCTCCCGTTGTATTTTCCTTTCACCTTGGGATTGGATAAAACTATTACCTCCCTTACGTTTTCTTCTCCAACGGTCACTGCTACGATCACCGCTCATGGCTACACGACTGGTCAAAAACTGGACATCCGAGGGGCTACTCAACTGGACTATAATGGCACACGCGCAATCACGGTCCTAGATGCAAATACTTTTACCTACGATATTGCAGGATCTCCGACGTCTCCGGCTACTGGTGCTGTAATAGCAAATGATGGGCCGGTATTACAGACTAGCTATGCAGGAGGGATCTATGCGGCTTGTGTATTTTCAAACCCGAATGTGGATGATGCGAGGGAATACATCGCTCTGGCTAGCGATGATAAAGCGTACTTGTGGAGGGACGGATGTGATCTGATCACGAAAACGTACCCGACGAGCGCGGATGAAATCGTGGAGGATGGAGACAAAGTTTCGATAATTCAAGCGTTTAACCGGCTGTATGTCTTCCGAGAGGCGGCGCAGTACGGATCTGCTAAAAATGTGTTTTCAATTACACGGTCTGGGGCAGTGGCGACCGTGTCTCTACCGAACCATGGTATGGCGAATGGCCAACTGGTGCGAATCACTGGCGCTAGCCCTATAGCCTACAATGGCACGGTGCCTATAACGTATGTGGATGCTAATACTTTCACCTATCCGGTGCTTTCGTCGCTGGCGTCTGTAGCGACTGGTGCCATCACCGCTGAAGCTGGCACTATGTATGCCTCGAAGCCGGTATCGACTGGGGGCATAACCGTCTCTGGAAGCGCGGCGACGGTGCGTTGCGTCTCTCACGGGTATCCGGTAGGGGCTACGGTGCGAATCACGGGCAGCGCTGTTCCGGCATTTGACGGCATCGAGTATGAGGTGGCGTCTGTTTCTGCAAACTCTTTTACGGTCCAAGTGCCGGTGGGGACGCTGCCTGATACGCTACTTACTGCATCGGTGCGGAGGGTGAAGCCTGCGCTATACTGGGATGGTGACCCATCGACAAACTTTGTGAGGGCGGAGCGTGGCGTGCATGCGGTGGGGATAACGTACCGTCACATGGCCTCTGTGGGGTGGGCTGCTTATATCAATAACCGCCTCTGGTTGCCTGATGGCCGCGACACGGTGGCAATAAGCGATGTGCTGGATCCTGATACATTTGACCCTTTTTTCCAAACCTTTCGGGCGAACCAAGGGTCCTCAGATTATATCGTGGGAATCCATGCGTGGGTGGAGGGGCAGGCGCTGGTATTCATGCGGCGGTCGATCTGGCTGGCTACGCTAAAACAAGATTTCAATGGCAGTGAGTGGGATGTCGATTCAGCGGTATCAAATCTGACGCTGCTGACGGATGAGGTGGGGTGCGTGGCGAGAAAATCCATTCAAACTGCGGGGCAGTACGTTTTCTTTCTCTCCGATGCGGGGATATACCGGCTGGACTCCAGACTCGATCTGAAATTGCGCGGCGATACTCGCCCGCTGAGTGACCCTATCGCAGATCAACTGGATGGTCTAAATGCAAGTACCGCATCGAAGGCGACGGCGGCGTGGTTCAACAACAGATACTACATTGCGGTGCCGACGGGTGGGGCGGACTACAACAACACTTTATTTATTTACAACGCGCTCAATGAGGCGTGGGAAAGCCGAGACTCCTTTGCCTCGGCAATGCAACTCGATGAGCTGCTCGTCTCGACTTACCAAAACCGCTCGCGGCTCTTTGCGGCGTCGCTGGCTGGAAAACTCTTCGTGCTCGAGGAACTGGAAGACGGAGACGATGCGGTGAATATTTTAGCGAACAATGCAACGATACCTATCGTGGGCACATTGCTGACTCGGCGCTATGGATTTGGCACTCTTAACCAAAAGCGGATTCTGCGAACTAAGGTGAATCTGAAAATGCCTGCCGCATCTAGCCTAGAGGCAGATGCCATCGCGACGGACTACGACAAGGAAGTGACGGTGGCGACATTGGTGGCTCCCTTGGAGGAGGACTACACTCTGAAAGCTCCGATACGAATGAATGCGGTGTATGTCGATCTTCGCGCCCGCACTACTGCTGGCCGGCCATCCATCCGCTCGATCACTGTCGAAGCTGCTCGCTCGGCTAACAACTCCACTCTCTCCCGTACGCTTAACTAATATGGCAACACTCACTCGCGGACAAACATTCACTAACGGCGAAATCGTTACCCCAGCAAAACTGCACGCTCTGGTGGATAGCGCAACCGCATCTAATATAGCAACGGCGGATCTGGCCGATAATGCCGTCACAACGTCCAAGATTGTGGATGCCAATGTGACTGCAACGAAGCTCGCTGCGACTCTTGATCTCTCGACAAAGGCTCTGACATTACCCTCCACTCAGGCACTCGCGCGACCTGTGCTCGCTGGCTACCGTGAGACGGTGGCGGCGGCGACTGGCACAACAGGCACAATTACCATTGACCTTAATACGGCGGGTATTTTTACACTGGCACCGACGGGCAATATCACGGGCTGGACGATCAACAATAAGCCGCCTACGGGATCTCTTGGATCTTTTGTGGTTCGCATTACGGGCAATGGCACGTCCTACACCTACACATGGCCAACGACGACAAAATGGGCCTACGGAGACACGCCTTCAGTGACATCCACTAACGGTAAGGTGGACATCTTTTCCTTTTTCACCTTCGACGGCGGCACCACTTGGTTCGCGCAACCTATCGGCCAAAACTACTAAATGCTAGCAACGCGCACAGGATCATCGGGAGGGGCTATAGCGAGCTTGATCGCGGCGGGCCGTACTGCGTCTCGGTACCTTAATATATACACGACGCGCAAAACACGTTTGCTCCCAACTCTGCTAACAAATCAACCGCCAACGGATGCGGCGGGAGAGATCAACAAAGTCGAATGGTCAACAAATGGAGACTACCTAGTAGCATCCTCGTATAATGCATCGGCTGGGTGCTACGCCTACAAGCGGACTGGCTATACTTTTGCCCCTATGACGGTAACTAGCAATCGCGACAATGGTGTGGATTGCAGCATTTCCGCGAATGGAGAAATTCTTGCTTATAGGACGGCGCAAACAAGCGCGGGGACATCCGAAAACAGGGTCTTCCATAATGCCAATGGAACGCTAACTCTACTCAATATCGGCACGACCACTCCCAACGGGGCGTGCGCCGTCTCGAGCGACGGGAAATATGTGGCTTTGCTCAATACGGTGGCTCCTTTTTTGGAAATCCGTATCCGCAGTGGATCCGGGAATGCGTCGGCCTTCACGACGAGCATGGTCTTGGCGGCTCAACCCTTAGCGGGATCTTCAAGCCGAACGTCGGCGCTGGCATTTTCGCCGGACGATACCTATCTCTGCGTGGTTCCGTATGTTTCGGGATACCAAAAAATTTACAAACTGGACACAACTACTAATGTCTATGGGCAATTAGCAGCGCCGTTCTCGGGGACCAATCCCTCTGGCACTATGTATGGAGCGGCATGGTCTGCGGACGGGACTCTCTTGGCCATTAGTGGCAACACGCAAACGGTAATCTACCAGCGAAGCGGAGATGCTTTTACCTCTGTGGCTACTCTAACTGGTGGGTACCGTGGAGGATTCCACCCGAGCGGGGAATACTACATTACAGGGTCTGGACAAGTCTACAAGAAGGGCTCGACAGCTACAAGCTGGACGGCACAAGGATCCACGGTGAACTCGTCGATGCTGGCATCTGCTTTTTCACCTTATTTACTATGACATCATGGGAAACCGCACGTCTATGGTTACGACAAAACACGGACTACACTTTAGAAGAGGCGCTGACGCGCAACTTCGAGAGCGGGTTGGTGTATGCTACTCCGCAGCATTTTCTCCTGGCGCACGAAGCGCATTACAATCCCCAAAACCCAATCCCGCTTATGTATAACTGCCCCCCTAACGCTTGGTTCGTGGAGCTGTGTGTCTCGACGACAGGCTGCAACCCGATCCGTGAACTGCTGAAAACTTTCCCCACTCCTCGAGAGTATGTGCTGTGGTGCCGCCGAGGCACAGATAAGCTGCGCGTGAATACCTGGTCGCAGATGCTACGGAAAGCGAGGTTGGCGTAATGGGTGGGATGCTTGGAGGAGGAGCGCCTAAAGCTCCCAGCGCCGGTGAACTAGCTAATAAAAGCAAGAAGACGATTGAAACTCTGGCTCCTGCTGTGGGTGGCGCGAATATCGCTGGGATGCAGCAAGGTACGGCGGAGCTGACTAAGTACCTTGAAGGTGATGGCCGCGCCTACACGCTCGATCCGCGAGTGTATCAGGAACTCACCGACAAAATTACGGCAACGGATAAAAAGCTCAAAAAGCCGAAGGCAACACTAGAATCCAAGCAGGAATCCCTACGCAAAGCAGAGGCAGATCCCAAAACAAGCCCCAAAAAATTAGCAAAACTTCGGGGCGAAGTCGCGACTCTTAAAGCTACGGTTGATGGATTTAACAGTGAAATAACAAAAGCCCAAGAAGGTCTAAAAAACACTGGCGGCGCATCATTGACGGATGTCTATAAAAAAGCCGACCCGCAAGCCTACGCCGCGCTCGATAGTGCGAGCGCTTACGCCAACAAGCTCGGTCAAGTCACGTCGCAGGGACAGGCTTTTCTCGACGCAACTAGCGCTGGCTACCAAAGCAAAGACATCGCCGCCGAGCGCCTCGCGGGATCCCAAGTGGGTAATGTCGCCGATATCAAATCGGCGGCAATGGGGCAAGCTGCGCAGATCGGAGCTATCCAAGCGGCCAATGTGAGTGACATCTCCGCGCAAAGTGTCGGTCAAGGTCAACTCGGGCAAAGCCTGTACCAGACCGCGCAAGACCGGCTGGGCTTAAATGGGCGGCTTTCGTCCGAGGCGTCGAGGGATGCTGTGCAGGCATCGCGAGCGGGATTTGCAGCTCGGGGCATGGCAACAGGGAACTCGTCTCTCGCTGCGGAACTACTCAATCGAGACCGCTACAGCCAGCAACGATTCCTTCAAGATGCAGGATTTGCGCAAGGAGTGCAAAATTCTGACGTAGCACGCCAGCAACAGAATGCCGCAGCGGCGCTGGAGGCGGCTCGGGCGAACCAGGCGAAAATGACTCAACTCTCGCTGGCTAACCAAGCTGCCGGAATGGATGCGGCTCGCGCTAACCAAGCGGCGGCTCTCACGGTGAGCCAAGCTAATGCCCAGCTCGAGCAACAAGCCAGCCTTGCGAACCAAGCGAAGTCATTGCAACTCGGCACGACGAATGCCCAACTCGCACAGCAGGCCGCTCTCGCGAACCAGCAAACGGGCCTCCAAGCCTCGACGATCAACGAGTCCAACCGTCTCGCCTCCGCTCAACAAAACATCAACCAGCTCGGGGCGGCCTCGAACTACATGGAGGCCAAAAATGCCGCAGGCATGAATGCCCAGCTCGGCATGATGGGCCAATACTCGGCGATGAACCCTCTCATGCGCAACCTTGGCCTCGGCAACATGTATAACGTCAACGGCCTCGGAAGCCAAGTCGCCGGTGCCAGCATAGATATGGTCGGCGGTATAGCTGGGGCACAGCTTGCTAGTGACTCTGCATATAAATCAGCTCAGATGGGAATGATAGGTCAAGTTGCGGGAGCGCTTATTGGGGCGGGGGGGAAAGTAGCAACTGCTGGAATGGGGGGATAACTTTACCCAAACGCAACTAATCATCAAAAAACAACTAACCACCTAAAACAATGCAATACGCCCCCCCGATCTCGTCCAACATAGGCAACATCCTCGCCAGCGCCGGAGCCAACTCCGCGCAATCTTACATGCAAGGCATGCAACAATTTTCCAAAGGCATCTCCGACGGCCTCGAATCCGCCGCAGGATCCATCGCGGGGGGGATGGAAAAGGCGCAGACTCAGGCAGCAAAGTTGCAAGGAGCACAAGCTACCGTGCAAGCCATGCAATCCATCCTTCCTCAATATGGAGATCAAGGTATCGCTCTTGGGAATGCTCTTACTAAAGACCTAGAAAAAGCAGGCACTAACGCCGATAAAATCAGCGGCACAATCATGGCCTACCAGCCAGCCATGCAGAGCTTAATCCAAACGGATCACTCCGTCCAAGTCGCCAATGCTCAAGGGAAAAACTATCAAGCGTTAGCTCAAATCAAGGCCGATGCAAAAACTGTTGCTGATCCCAAGCTCGATGCTAACTACGCGAGGCAATCTTACCAAGGGCTGCGCGAGCGTGGATATAACCACGATCAGGCCATAGAGGGAATGAAAGCCTCCGGTCTAAACTGGGGCACGCAATACATTGACCGTCCCGCGAATGACGGGTTCTTTGGAGTTACTCGCTAGTTCCCGAGGTTGCTTGCTGCCCTAGCTATAATCCGGTATGTCCTCTTTCAACGCTGCTCTCGATTATTTGGAACGCAAGTATGGCAACCCTTCCCAGCAAGCCGCTGGGGGTGAGCCTACGTTGAATGAGCGGGCGCAGGCTATAGACTTTGAGACTCCATTGCCAGAGATGGATATGAGTGCATCCGCTATGCCGCCCGAGCAAGATCAACCTATGGTTCCTTTGCAAAATGAGGAGCCAGAACAAGATTCCCCGCAGCCAAAAGTTTCTCGGGTAGAGCAAGGGACAGCATTTAATTCCGCCTTAGATTTTCTATCCCGCAAATACGGCGATCCCCGCGCCGCCCAGCAAGAGGCCGCTGCCACGCAGGAAGTGGTAGCGCAAGCGACGACTCCCGATGAGGCGCTGCCCGTCGTGCCAACGAAGCTCGCCAACGCCATTGGCGTACTCGACTACCGAGACCCCGAGGAAGGCGCTCGCCGCTCCCGAGCCGCCGCCCTAGGAGAGATCTTGGGTCTGCCGGAATACGAGAGGGTCCAACTCGGAGCCGCCCCGACCAATGAGGACGGCACCGTGACCATCCGCCGCGCCCAAGCCGTGAGCCCCGAGGCGAATGCCGCCGCTGCCGTGAAGCTGCAAGCAGACCAAGCCGCTGCCGCCTCGCGCTACAAAGCTGAGCAAGAATCCCTAGAGCCTTCTTTCTTTGAGAAGATCAAGCAACGCTGGAGCCTCGGCCGCGAGCAAGCCGTCGATGACCAGCTCGCCTACCGCGCGATGACGGGAGAGGTGGACTACGATCAAGTCAAGGGTCAACTCGACCCATCTACACGCCCGCTCAAGGGTGGCAACTGGCTCTCCGAAGGCGTGCTCACTGCCTCGCAAATGCTGCCCGCCATGGTCGATGGCATCATGTCTGGTAATAAGCTCGGCCTGCAAGGCGCTATGGCTGGAGGCACCGCTGCCGCTATCGCAGGACAAGTCGGCCCTCAAGTGGTCACGCCCGAAGAGATCGTGACCGTACCCGCTGCCGCCGCTCTCGGCTACACCGCAGGCACCGCCGCTGGAAGTGCCGAATACTGGTATAAGCAAGGCGCGGGATCCATGTATCACGAACTCCGCAAGGAGGGGATACCTCATAATGTCGCCAGCACGGTCGCTGTTGGATTCGGGGCACCGTATGCCGCCATCGAGCTCGCCCAAGTCAGCAAGCTCGTCCCTGGGGTGAAGCAAACCGCAGCGCAAGCCGTGGCCGGTGGCATCAAGTCCCGCCTCACCGCGCTCGCTAAGGAGAAAGGCGTCGAGTATGTCGAGCAGATCGGACAAGAGACAGCTCAAGAACTCCTCAGCATCTCCGGCGAGAAGCTCGCCGAGTGGTCCGCCGGAGTCACCCCGCCCAAGGATAAAGCCTCGGCGTGGGATCGGATCGCAAATACCATCCAACAAACGGCGACATCTATTCCTTTCCTCATGGCCCCCAAGGGAGCCCTCGATACCTACCAGACCGTGCGTGGCAACGAGCAAGCGCCACCCGCAGCGCCACCCGCGCAATCTCCAGAGCAAGCCCCTGACGAAGTCCCTCAAAACTTCATCCCCATTTCCACCCCCGCCGCAGCGCAGCCAGCTACCCGC